TTTTCTTCGATCTTAAGAAGCGTTCCACCGTTCGCAATGACAATAATAGCCTCAACAAAACCAGCTTCTGCCTCAGAATCATCTTTTTCCTCTAAGTCAGACATCTCGTCTTCGTCTTCTTCGGTTGTGGCATCAACAAACAGGTGCTTAGGTACCAAACCATAGTAACGTGTCAGACGAACTTTGTCATCATCGTAGGCTGTCAGTTCTTTGTCTGCCTCTAGGTCTGTATCTGTGTCAGCATCTTCAATTTCAACATCATTGTATATACCAGAGTCAATACCTTGGAGCACTTGGTGCTTAGGAACAAACTCATCAATGATAACACCTAAGGCTTCGTCAATGGAAGTAGCTACAGGGTCAATCAAGAAGTTCTGTGGTAGGATAGGACGTAGCTTAACAACCACACGGTCTGCTATGTTTACACCCACAGCCTGCATAGCACCATCCATGATTGGCTGGGTAGCTGGCTTCATCTCCTTGACTTCTTCCATCACCAACTCAGCACACCCAGTGCCAAAGACTGCAGAGTTAATAAGACATTCTGCTACAGCACGACGAGTCTTAGTAAACTTAAAGTCCTCGTCTAGTTGGTTCTTAAGATACTCAATGTCAGCCTTTTGTTTGTCGTTACGGTCATCATGGATGTCAAACCACTTGCCACGACCAAAAGTAGCCTCCTCGACCTCCGCTACCGCGCTCTCGACTGCCTGCTGGAGTGCTGGAGAAATAAGACGAGAACGCTCTGATTCTCTGGTCTTATCCTCAGCAGCCCACTGACCACGCCAGATACGATAGTATTCATCGAACTTTTCTTTATAGTTGTTATCATAGTGGTCACGCCAGCGTTCAGCCTTGTCCATAACCCAGTGTTCGATCTTTTGATCGGGGAAGTTCTTTTCGTAATTTTCCATGTTTTTCCTTTACCAGCCTGCTACGGCGTCTAGTGGTTCCCAATCGTCTTCTTCAAAATCAGCAACGTAAGACACCTTTGCCAGTTGCTCGATATACGACAACGAGTCTACCAAGTCATCGTGTACCAACTTATTGGGGAACTGGAACAACTGGTCCAAGAACTCATTATTCCATTCTCCCTTGTTTAACGTTATATAGCCATTCTCAAAACGACCCTGCAGTGCCCAGACAACTCGGTCTGTTTTCTTTTTGTTACCATGGGACAACTCATCGACTCTAAAGAAAGTCTGTGTCCGGCGCATGATGTCAGAAAGATAAGGCATAACAGCTTGACGAGCAATACCCTTCTCGATCCCCACAGCATTTGGCTCGTACTTCTGCACTGCATCAAATATCTTCTTGGCTGTCTTCTTTACGTCCCAGCGACCATAGATAATCTCTTTGACGTACCAACCCTTGTCTCCGGCTTTTACAACAGAAATAGCCGTGTTATCCAGTCTTTTGTTCTTGACACCAATAGCTCCTTCGTCCTCGAAGCCAGCAAGGTCAATCGCAATATAATAGTCTCCATCATCGGGTTCGTCCTCTTCAAACTTAATCCACTGTTCTTTGAACAACTCACCACCGGCTGCTTCAAAGGAAGCCATAAATTCCTGCCGGAAGCTGAATGAGGACATGCTCTTTTTAGCTGCTTCAATTTCATTAGGGTCTAGAAGAGGATTATCAAAAGAAGTGAAATGGAAGGAGCTAAATGTTGGATCATCACCACGTAGTCCATGTTGATATAGCTCATAGAAATGATTCCTCCCCATAGGGGTTCCAATGAACAACGCAGACCCTTTCTGGTCAGCCAGAGCAGGCCGGAGAATCTGTTCCCAGACCTCTGGCTTCATGTCTGCGTATTCGTCCATGACCAAGAACTTCAAAGACACACCGCGCATTGTCTCAGGTCTATCGGCTCCCTTTAAGGATATGGTAGCACCATTGACAAGTTTTACCTGTAAGTTGTTAATATGACTACCTGAGATGACCGGATGACCAACCTCAAGTATTGTCTGCCACATAATGTCTCGAGCCTGTCCTTGTGTCGGAGCGACATAAAAGACATGCCCCTTGTCTGTCTGTAGGGCGTTCACAATGAGCAAATAGGCAGCTAGGCGAGACTTGCCAGTACGACGACCAGCAGCTACGACCTTGAACCGATGCTCATCATTCCAGACCTCCTGTTGCCAAGGAAGTAACTTAATCTGTAGATCACTCATCTTTTACCTCTACATCAGTTACTTCATCAATAGTCTCAGGCTCACTTACGCTTGCCCCAAGGCCTGTGATATTGATCTGGATAGCAGACCTACCAGCTTGCTTAATGACATCCTGCTCAAATGAAGACACAGGTACTATTCGGTCGACAATCAATTTCCATGCTGCTGCTTGGTTCTTATGTTCGTTATCTAGGGCCGCATCAAAGATGGCATCTAAGACCTTCCTTGACTTAGGACTAGACAACATCCTAGCTTTATATTCATTGATAATCGCAGCATCACCTTTGGGGCGACCTACAGCATTTCGTTTAATGTTAGAAGACAACTCACTCTTAGGGGGTCTTCCAACTTTTCTTTTTTCTTCAGACATAAAGTCTCCATAGTTATCTTAGGAACTCCTAAGGCTATACACGAGTTTTCATACTTTGGTTAGTGTTCTTTAAATTATAACCAAAATGTTCATCACTATGGTCTTGTATGGTTCTTCTCGTGTTTATTTCTTTATATACTTATTATTATAGCACAAAAAATCCATTTTGTCAAGTGATTTCTGATCTGTCCCTAATTATTCTTTAGTTATTCACAAGTTAACAACAGTTTATCTTTGGAAAACAATAGTCTACATAACTTACAGTAATATAGGAATTACTTTAGTTTATTAGGTAGTCATAAGGGACTTAAGGGGACTTGAGAAGACTTAAGAAGACTAAAGGAGTCCAAATTCCTACTTTTTTGTATCTGGGCGGGTACCAGTAAAATCACAACTCCCTGGTCCCCTCCCCGGGGGTACATCAGTCTATGCTTATATTCATATATGGTTATATACTTATATACTTATGAACACATATGCTTACATTCGTATATGCTTATGATTGCATTCGCTGATGGATACTGAAGGGGAACGTGTGTGTGCCAGTGTAGGACCCTCAAGACCCCATAAGACCACACAAGTTGTCCACAGGCAACCCAACATTACAAGTTATCCACAGGTTGCACCATTGTGGTTCATTAGTGCACCAATGTGGGGAACCATGCACCACAATGAAGCATAAGCAAGTGGTTATATAAGGGAAATAATAATACTTAAATATTCAATACTTAGGTGTTCTCAGGCTGGCACAATGTTTGCATGATGTAAACCACAGGCAGCATGTCGCAGCCTTTGACTTAGGAGTTATACACATGATCAACTTCGGCACACTAATCGGCACTTATGGCAAAGGCGTGGCAGGCAGCGCGACCGTCAACTTCACCACATCAGGTGGCAAACACTGCGATGACTCATGCCCACTTAAGGGTAATGGCTGCTATGCAATCACCACGGAAGCGATGAAGCCCAGCATCACGATAAACCTCGAACGGAAGCAGGAAAACATCAGCGACTACCTGCAGGCTTTGGTTGCCCCCAAGGCGATCAGCAAGCTGCAGCAGGCACCATGGGTCCGTTTCGCAGCCTTCGGTTCTATCCCTGCACCGGCTGATCTGACACTACAGGACTTTAAACACCTTCGGACCATTGGTGCAGCCTTAGATCACTCACGTGTGCATTTCCCCACAGAAACCATTGCAAAGGCTGACATGCTGAAGGTCGCAGGGTTCACGCCTAGGGTTTCAGTGGCAACCAATACACAGAACCTGCACAAGGTCCTGCAGGCTGGCCATGTGGCATCGTGTGCCGTCAAAGGCGACAAACTGGCACGTGGCAAAAACAAGCGAGCACACAGTGCACAGGCGATCACCTTCGTCCGTGACCTGCGGGCCCAAGGTATTAACGCGAAGGTGTGTCCTGCAGTCGCAGGTAATGCGAAGTGTGGTGCCTGCACAGCCTGCGCTGACAAGCAGGTCCAAGTTATTGTCTACCCTATGCACTGAAGGAGCACACACCATGAATGAAGACCAGCACACCACCATCTATTGCACGATTTTCGACCTGCTGACCCTGCAGGAGCAGGGCACACTGGACCCGTATCTAGAGTGCACCTTACGTCACCTTATGGGGTCCTTCCCTGAGATCGCAGGTCGGGTCCGTGACGACATCTACACTGAAAAACACGACATCTAAGGAGCACACATCATGAAAGTATTCGTCTATTTCAACCTGCATAAAAAGTGCTTCAGCGTCAAAGCCCTCGAAGGGTCACGGAAGGGTCGCGTGGTGGCACATCAAAACAACGTCATCCTGCATGGTCCCGTGTTTAAGGTGTCGCAGGCAGGGCGCCAGAGGGTCCTGCGGGAGCAGCGTAAAAACGTCCATGCTGGTGTTGTAGGTATCTGGTGTGACGACATGGAGCCTGCCAAAGCCCGTGACCTTGTGGGCATCACACAGGGCGCAGGGAAGCAGGTCACCTACAACCCTTACAGGTTCGACTCATTCGTGTTCAAAGACACAGAACAGCCGATCACGGACCAGCACAGGGTCGCAGCACTGCACAGTGATGGGCAGCGGGCTACAATGCACGTTTTACTATAGGAGCACACACCATGACACAGGGTAAAGTTTACATAAGGGAACCATGGGCACGGGAGGTGGTGCAGGGTCGCAAGAAAATTGAGACAGCACACATAAGGCTGCCCGATAGGTTTTTGGACCAGTGGCTGGACGTACAGAATGAGCACGGGCTGCTCATTGGTGCGGTCCGTTTTAAGGGCTGGATTCAGTACCACACACGGGAAGCCTTCGACGATGATTTTCGGCGCCACAAGGTACTACAGGACAGCCCCTATCACTTCGACAATCGAAAACGGACCTTCGGCTGGATCGTGCAGGACACAGTGGCTTATGATCAACCATTGGACGCTGACCCAATGAAAAGCCAATTTAGGCTGGAACACTACTAACAGGAAGGAGCACACAGAATGACACCATTGGAGCACTGTATCTTACGACGAGCAGAGTACAACGAGCATGGGGACTGTTCGGTCATTGCAGTGGCTTTGACCTGCAGGGTTGACTACGACCTTGCACATGTTGCCATGCGCGCAGCAGGCAGGAAACCACGCAGAGGGGCATTCCACGATCAGATCAGGAAGGCGGTAAAGAGCCTAGGGAAGGAACCACAAAAGTATCTGATCATTAGGAAACCCAACGGGTCCAAGTATACGCCTAAAACCATCGGTAAAGCATATCCACAGGGTCGGTATCTGGTCTATACGAGGGGTCACGTGTTCGCACTGGTCAACGGTGAGGTGCAGGACTGGACAGCAGGTAAAAAGAACCATATACTAGGCATTCAACGAGTGAAGGAGAGTTAAGCATGATAATTTTAGGTTTGGCCTTGTTCGTCTTCGTGGCGATCGTATGGGCAGCATGGAACAACGACTAAGGAGCATAGAACATGATTTTAGACACACCACAGCAAATCGAAGGATACCGACTGGCGACCCTGAAGGTCGGTCTCAAAAGTGAGATTAGGGGGTTGCGTGTAACCCGTGGCAGGACCTGCTATGCAGTGCTCAAGGCCATGGGGTACAAGGGTTCCCGTGAGAAGGTTTTGGAACAAGTAACGGCCGATTTAGAAGCACTGAAGGAGAACATGAAATGACGTTCGTACACCACAACACAGGCGAATGGCAAAGAGCCAAGGACTGGATGACCGCGACCAGATCGGGCGGTTACATCAAGGAGTACAATTCACTGGAAGAGGTGGACAACGCGATTGTGCGTCAGACCTTTGAGTGGATGCTGGAGATCGGAGAGGTCGTCACAGCCAGCGGTTCCGATGTTTATCAAATTCGTAAAAGCAACTGAAGGAGAACATGCAATGACCAAAGAAAAAGCACTAACCCGCCTGCGTGGACTATGGTTCAAGTATCAGGTGAACCACTTGGCAATTCTGGAAGGCGTGGACATGATGGGTGATGCCGTAGACGAAGCCAGAGGGGAGTATTTCGGCTACAAGCGCGCCCTGCTGGACGTAGGGTTGATCACGTACAGTGATGCGTTCACTGTGGAAGAGGACAAGCTCATTTTGAAGGAGAAGGTAGCATGACCCTAGACGATGTTATCCTAATGGTCCTGTTCGTGTCCTGCGTGTCGGGACTGTTCGGTATCTTGGCGCTGGTCGCTGACTGGCTTGAATCAAAGGAAGAAAAAAAATGATGGAATTATTCAAGGTGTCCCGCCTTACAGGGAAACCCCACACCATGACCCTACCGCTGACTGAGCGGGTCTACGGTATCCTGCACAAGCAATGGAAGGCTGAAGGTCTCATGATTCAGGATGTGTTCTACATGCTGACCCCTGAGCAGCGAGAGTTTATTTTGACTGGTACAACGCCCGAAGAGTGGGCATCAATGTTCGAGGAGAACGAAGCATGATCGCTGTATTGTTTGCGAGGCGTGATAGCGCCTACAAAAAGCATCAAGGGTTAGACGTTTACGATGCGGACAGAAACGCATACACGTTTAAAGGAGGGGTCCCGGTTATCGCACACCCTCCCTGCAGAGCGTGGGGTAGGCTGTCTCACATGGCGAACCCACGACCGGGAGAGAAAGATTTAGCCCTGTATGCTTTGGGAGTTGTTCGCACATATGGCGGTGTGTTAGAGCACCCAAAGGGTTCTAAACTGTGGAAGGAGCAAAACCTACCAACAGGAAACGAGACAGACGAGCATGGAGGTTTTACCCTCGAAATTGATCAGTACGACTTCGGACACGTAGCCCCAAAGAAAACGCTACTGTATATCGTAGGGATAACACGCGACCAATTACCACCACTACCACCAAAAAACACGGCTATACCTACACGATCAATTGCGGGTAACATCAAAGGGACTAAACGTTGTACACAATACCAGAGGGAATACACCCCAGATGCTTTGATAGACTTTTTAGTAACGATCTGCAATAGTGTTGTTGCAACACAACAGGAGACAATATGAACAGCGTACACATGATCTGGTCAACGCCTAACGCAGAAGCAACCATAGCCTACTGTGCGAGGGTGTCGAACCCTGCAAACCAGACCAACAACGATACAGCCCCTAAGCTGCTCAAGTACCTACAGGAGCACAAGCACTGGTCACCCTTCGAGATGGCTTCGGTCTGTCTCGAGATCAACAC